TTAACGCAATCTCGCTTCTGGTGCAGAAGGGCATCAGAGGTCGTTAGGACCCTTTCTTCATTAAACTAGCTCTCCTTTTGGAGCGAACTTTACCTAAAGAGGTATGATATATGCCCACAATGGCAAACATCACTGTGAAAGCGGCGGATGGAACGACGGACGTAGTGTACGTCGCGAAATCGCCGTCTGCAGGGGACACTGTCCCCGCAGTCTGGCGGAACGAGTCGGTGGGTACCAGCCCGTCGCACATGCCCGAATTGCGACTGTCCTGGCGGGAAGCTCCCGGTGGACAGAAGCGACGCGGACGTGCGACTTATGTGTACCCACAGATCGCTACCGACACGACGACTTCTCTCACTTCCGTAGTCGACAAAGCAACGGCTGGCGTTGATTTCGAGTTGCCGAAAGGCTTCCCGGTCACTAGCGCCAGCGAGTTTGCGGCACAGTTCGGAAATCTATTCGCAAGCGCGCTTGTAAAGGCGTGCAATGCGGACGGGTTCTCCGCTCAGTGAGTCGGCTCGCTTAGGAAGGAAGAGGTCAACAGCCCTATGCATGATGCAATAGCTGTAGCCCTATCTGTAATGGAAGGGCTTGCGTGTCCACGGTCGTTAAGTGTGAAAATACTGATCGATTGTGGTGAGTGGCGGCAGCTCGCAGAGCTGCGCTGCGATCCGCGTCAGTACGGTACACCTGATGCATACTTCCGAGCCGCATCGGCGACGGAGTTCCTGCGCAAGTGTCCGGATCTCCCATTAGAGGGTGTGAACCGCCGGGAGGCGGCTCTATCCAAATGGTGGGAGGCCGAGAGGCAGTGTTTTCGAACCAATGCTCGCCTTGCCCCGTTTGTCGGTCGAGGTGTCTTCGGACACCAAGTCGATGAGCGCGTTCACCAGTTTATCGCTGGTGCGCGGAAAAGGGTTTGGAAAGTGCTGGGAACGAAACCGCCCTCGGAGCTCAGCCCTAAGCTGGGCCCTGGCGCGACGCAGAGTGACCGTTCAGGCTTCACAACGGTGCCTGATAAGTTTACATCTGCGATCACCATGACCCCGAGTGCTTGGCCCTTCATTGTCCCTTGGTTGGGGACTAAATGGGGGCAAGCTCACGTTAAACTCGGGCTGGAGGGGTCGGAAATACGAGGAAATGCGTATTTCACAGTGCCCAAGACAGCGATGACCGACCGCTCATGCGGTAAGGAACCATCGCTTAATGGGGCGTATCAGCTGGCCATTGGCCAAGTGATTCGCGCTAGACTTTACCGGCGTGCCGGAATTGATCTAGACCACGGTCACATGGAGCACGGGGAGCTTGCCCGCAAGGGTTCGCTCACTGGGTGCTATGCGACGATCGACCTCTCGAGTGCTTCTGACACGGTGGCTGACAACTTGGTCAAGTTGCTGCTGCCTCCCGCTTGGTATGATCTCCTGGATAGTCTGCGCAGCCCAATGACTTCGGTCGATGGGCGCTGGGTGAAACTTGAGAAATTTTCAAGTATGGGAAACGGATTTACCTTTGAGTTAGAGACTCTGCTATTCTGGGCCATAAGTTCAGAATGCCAGGTACCGTGGCTCGAACACGAAGTTCGGGTTTATGGTGACGATATAATCGTCCCGACCTCCTCGGCTAAAGACGTTGTCAGCGCGTTAACCTATTTCGGATTTTCCCCTAATAAGGAGAAGACGTTTGTGGAAGGCGCGTTTCGCGAGTCGTGCGGTTCGGACTACTTCCAAGGCGTGGCCGTTAGGCCTTATTACCTAGAAGGATACCCGAATGAACCATCAGAATGGATCGCACTTGCCAATGGGATTCGACGCCTGGCTAACCAGGACCGTCGTTTTCCTCGCCGTTGGGATGACCTTCGTCGTTCTTGGTTTCGGGCTTTGGACAATCTTCCGAGTAATATCAGAAGAATCCGTGGCCCGGTCGACCTTGGTGACGTCGTCATCCACGACGATGAGGAGCACTGGCAAACTCGCTGGCGCTCAAACTGCATACGATACCTCAGGGTGTACCGACCGCGGGCTCTCACGAGAGTCCGTTGGGAGGGATTTGCCTATGAGGTTCAGTTTGCAGCAGCACTGTATCTTGCGGGAAAGGGACGCGACGGACCTACCAGAGACCCCTTAGGGAATCTGGTGCCGCGCGAACCCGTACTATCCCACAAGATTGGGTGGTTGGCATTCTCGTGAGAGAACGCCAATGCCGTCGGGATAAGCTCCGATAGCATCGCATTCCGGTCCATGACCGGTCCTTAGTCTAACAATCTAAGGAGGAGGGGCCGCTTTGGCTCATAA